GTATTACCGGTGCTATTGCTGGTGCTATTGCTGGTGCTATTGCTGGTGCTATTGCTGGTGCTATCGCTGGTGCTATCGCTGGTGCTATTGCTGGTGCTATTGCTGGTGCTATCGCTGGTGTTAATGCTGGTGCTATTGCTGGTGTTAATGCTGGTGATATTACCGGCGCTATTGCTGGTGCTATTGTCGATTTAGGTGCATTAAAATTTAATGATCTTGATTTAGTTGTAGAAACTGGTTGAGTGACTACTGGTTGAGTGACTACTGGTTGAGTGACCACTGGTTCCGATACTAATTGATTAATTAGATTACCTACTAAATTTTTTATAGCTGATTGTTGACTTACTATTTTGGTAGCAGCTAATCTATTTTGTCCTACTGTTTCATTATTTACTAAATCATTTTCTGATTTTATAAATATTTTTTCATTGTTAACAGTTGGTTCTATTTTAGAAATTTTTATTTTTTCTTCTATTTCTTTTTCTCCTTCAATTCTTTGAGGTTCCATTTTATTATAATTACTATTAAAAAATCCTAAAATAAATTTAGATATATAAGATAGAATGCTTGAGTATAAAGAAGAGTCCAAATTCATAATTCTATTAATATAATCTTTAATAATTTTTGATGCATCTGGGCTAATATAATTTAAAACAACTATAGTCACTACAATATAAAATATTGCAGTTACAATATTCCAAGTAATAGACCATAATTGCGATGATAATAATATTAAAACAAATATTAATAATAATGTATTTTTATCCATTAACTAATATTATAAAAAAATTTCTATCATATATATATATATGAATTATTACCAAAAGTATATAAAATATAAGGCTAAATATTTAAATATTAAAAATAATAATAAAGTATTAACTGGAGGTGGTGAAAAAACGAAAGTTTATTTATTTAAAGCTGACTGGTGTGGTCATTGTAAAGGATTTAAACCAACTTGGGAAAAACTACAAAAGGATTTAAGTAACAAATTTGAATTTATAACCATGGATTCGGAAAAAAACAAAGAAGAAATAACTAAATGGGATATTAAAGGTTTTCCAACTATAATAAAATTAGTTGGAAGCAAAGCAGAGGAATACATGGGTCCTAGAGATGAAATGAGTGTTAAAAAGTTTCTAGTCTAATTGGAAAAGACTTCAATATATTCACTTGATTCCGTATCTACTTGTATTTCAATATTTGAATTACCTCCCTTTATATTTTTAATATCTATATCTTTTATTTTTGGAATTAAAAGATTTTTCTTATTTTCTTTACTTTCTTTACTTTCTTTGTTTTGTTTATTTTCTATATTAGTCGAATTACTTAATAAGGCTAAATTTTGTAATCTTAAATAAATCTTTTCATTATCAATATTTTTTTTTAAATCTTCCATAGATTCCAAATCTAATATAAATTTATTATTTGAATTTTTTATATCATTAAAATCATCATTACCTCTAATATTTGATGAAAATTCTCTAACTTTCTTTTTTTTAATGACGTCAATTTCTTTTAATAATTTTCTTTTATCTTTTACAACCCCAGTATTCTTTCCTTTCTTAAATAAATTAATGTCATTTTTAGTTGATAAAACCAACAGTTCTTTTGTATCTTTATCTTCATATAAATTATTTATAATGGGTTTTTCTACATCTTTATAAAAATCGACAATTTTTATTTTAAAGTCATTTTTATCCATTTATATTTATCAAGAAATTATTTTAATAATATTTAATTCCTAAAACGCTGTCAAATTTAAGTTTAAAGTCAGAAATAATTTCATCATTTTTAGAACTTTTTAGAATTTTAATCTTTATATTTTCAAATTTAGAATATTTTTCTTTATTTTCAATGGTGCAAAAAATAGTTTCTAACATACCCATTTCTGCCTGTTCTAATACATCATTACCAAAAACTATTTTATTTCCTTCTTTTGGGTCTAGAAGCTTAGATAACCATCCTTGTAATTCTTTTATATTTTCCCGATAATTTGCATCATCAATAAAATCACTAATTTCTTCAAATGATAGCTCTTTGTTAACAACTCCAATACATAGTTTATTCTTGTAATCATCTAATTGCTTTAGAGCAACTGATGCTCCATAAACCATAAATTTAATATCTTTTATATTTTTTGAGATTATATCAATCAAGTTCATTGATTTGATGGTTTCATTGTAAGAACAAATTTGTTTGGTCTTGTTAAATTTAGTAATACTTATATCATTGTTTTTAACTTTTACTACAAAGGTAAAACTTCTATCAAGAACTAAATTCTTTAACCAATCAATTTCAAAATTTTTACCAAACTTATAAGTAAATTTTGGCACTTTGTACATTTTTAAAGTTTCCAAATAATATTTTTCAAGTTTATAAAATTTTATGCTCTCACCAACAATATAAATCCCTTGAATTATTGGTTCTTTAGTGGAATCAATATTTTTCTTGAAATCGTTAATTCTTGATTTAAGAAATCCTTTCTTCTTTCCATCTGTAATACCATCTAACATTTTGAAAAAACGAATGAATGTTTCTTCTATTTCTTCCCTGGTAGTTTCATAAATTACAAATTGGTTAAAATTACTATTAAATTGTTCTTCTTGAGTATTGTCCATATATAATTTTTAATAAAATTATTAATTTTAAATAGCAATTTTTTTATTTTTATTTAAGTAGACCTAAATTCTTCATACTATTTATAATATCATTATAATTATTCTTTTGGTTGTTTTTTTCATCCAATACAGTTTTAATATGAGTTTCAGAACTTTTCTTTAATTCATCAAAATTATTAATATGTTTATCAACTATTAAGTTTTGTGGTAGTGTTTTTAATTTTTGTGGTTTTAAATCATATTCTTGTCTATTTCTTTCATCCATTTTTTGTGTTAATAATGATTTTGTATTTGGCATAAAAGTGTCCAAATTCAACCGAAGATCTTTCACATTTTTAACTTGTTTAGGAACTTCATTAGTAATTGGATTATAAATATTTTTACTTTCAGCAAAATTAGTTTGTCTTCTTTCGCTATTTTTTTTAGATAATCCAGATATAACATCTGGATTAAATTTATCTTTTTTGTTTTTAAAAAATATATTATTTTCCATTATTATTAATAATATAAAATTATTTTTTAAACTATATTATATGAAACAAACTATTTTAATTTTATTAATTTTAATATTATTTGCTATCTTATATTGTTTAAATTATTACCAAGAAAACTTTACTGATGATATTAATGTTCCTTTAGAAAACATTAAAAACTTTACCAAAGAAATTAGTATATATAGACCAGTAGAATCTGAAAATTTACAAATTGTCAAGAAAAAAATTATAAAAAGTTTAACTGATATAGGTCTAACAGTATCTATTCAAACATTTACTAGAATGATAAATAATAAAGTATATAATTTTAGCAATATCATCGCTACTAATGGAAACTCGAAAGCACCTTATATTACATTAGGATGCCATATTGATGCTCCTCAAATTCCTGGTATTGAAGCTACTATAGATGCTGCTACAAGTATATCATTGATGATTGAATTAGCTAGAAATGTTATTAATAAAAATCCTGATTATCCTTTAATGTTATTATTTTTAGATGGCGAAGAAGCTATTGATGGACCTTGGCAATATGATAATACATTATCTGGTTCTAGATACTTTGTAAATAATTTTAATTTAGATAAAATAGACAAATTATTTATCTTTGATTTAATAGGAGGAAGCTTTGAAAATAAGATTGCTGCATTTAGTAATAATCCAGAAAGCCATCAAGATTTCCAAAGATTAGCCAAAATTAATACAAAGTATATGAATAAGATATTCTTATTGCCACAAGAATATATAGCATCAAATAGTATCAATGACGACCATGTACCTTTCAAAGAAAAAGATAAATATGCAATGGATTTAATCCCTTATAAATTCCCAAGTAGCCATCATACTATAGCCGATAATTATGATAATGTAAATTGGGATTATGTTGATACTTTTTATAAGGTGTTTTATGAATTTTTATTTACGTTAAATACTAATTATTAATTATAATAAAGACTAACTATTTATTATAATTAAATGACTAACTTGTATGAAATTTTACAAATTAAACCAAATGCTTCAGAACAAGAAATTAAAAAAGCATATTATAGTTTATCCAGGAAATATCACCCAGATAAAAATCCAAACAAAGATGCTAATCAAAGATTTCAAGAAATTAATTCAGCTTATAATATGTTAATGGATGATAAAATTAGAAGAAATTATACCCAAATGAATGAGGACCAAAAAGGTAAATTTCAAAATATATTAGAAAAATTATTTTCAGGTAACTTTAATATTATAGAATTAAAAAATATGGGAATATCTTTTTCTAAAAAAGATTGGGAATATTTAGAAAAAAATTATACTGATTTTATTAATTCATTAAATTTCAAAGAATTATTTGAATTATTTACCAAAGGCATTGTTCCTCCTAAGAAACCAACAGTAAATAATCTTTGTTCTGATTCCGATATAAATTGTTGGGATGAAAGCCAAGCAGAATATTTATTTGATTTACCAATAAATTATCAAAAACCAAATAAAATCGATATTAAATTAGTGTTAAATTTAACATTAAATGATTTAATAGAACATAATAAAAGAAAAATTAAAGTTAAGAGAAATTTTGAAGATGAAAACTTAATTACTAATTATATTTTTAATTTAAAAACACCATTTGTAGTTTTTAATGGAGGTGGTGATATGGATGATGGTTATTATGGTAATTTAATTATTCAATTAAATTTACCTAAAAACTTTTACTGGAAAGAAAATTTAATCGTATATGAATATCAAATTAGCCTATATCAAATGGTATATGGGTTAGATATAATATTGGATTTAGGACCGAATACAAAAATAGAATATAAAAATTATGTACCTAGTAGAGATGGATTTCTAATAAATGTAGACCAATTAAATATTAACAATCAAATATTTGCAATAAAGTTAGTTTTAAATTATGAACATTCTGAAGATAAAGAAGATATATTAAAATCGATTTTTAATTCCTAATAAATTTTTAAATCTAATTATAATTAAATGACTAATTTTGATGATTTTACAGTCAAAAATTTAAAATTATTTATGGAAAAAAGAAATAATGAAATATTAGTTGGTTTAAAAGAATTAAGAAATCAAGTAAACACTAGCAAAAATTTAAATATTAAATATAAGATTATTCCTTATGAAATATCTATAGATAAAATTAAAAAACTAATTGACAGTCAATGGGTAGACCAAGAAGTATTAAACTCTCTTGATAATTTGAAAGCTAATTATAAAATAATTTGGACTTATAAAGGTAATAATAATACTATTTATTTAAAATCAACCATTGAAAAATATGATAGTTTTAAACAAAGATTACCAGTCTTATTAAATGTGTTAAATTTTATATATGATAAAAAGAAAACTAACGAAAAAAGACCATTGAAATTATATTTAATTTTAACACCATTAAAAAAATTTATAGATGATGGAATTGTTGGAACCAAAAACATTAATACAGGTTATACTGATTTTTATTCTAATGAAATATTAATATGGAGAGAAGAAGAATTTGAAAAGGTTATTTTTCATGAAATGGTTCATTATATGGACTTGGATGTTAGAAATATGGCTTTTAGTGATAAAGATTTTCCAATAGAAATTGATGGTCCAAAATTATACTTTGAAGCATTTACTGATTTTTGGGGAATTGTATATCATTTAATTTATTTATCAATTATTACAAAAAAATCAGTTGATAGTTTATTTCAAGTGGAATATCAATTTATTAAAAATCAGGCAAATTTTATGAATAACAAATTTAAATTAGACGATTGGAAAAACAAACAAAAAATTAAACAAAATAGTCCAGCATTTAGTTATTATATATTAAAATATTTAATAATTAATAAAATATTGGAAAATAAAAGTTTGGATATTATTATTAATAATAATGCTAAAGAATTATTAACAACTATTTTTAAAGAAAAGTTTACTCAAGAACCTTTTATTAATACTAATTCTGGAAGAATGACATTATTTCAATTATATTAAAGGTGTGGTCATTCTAGAGTTTACTCATTGATATTGATATTAATAAATAAATAAATTAAAGTTCAACGGTTGTGCTTTGGACAT